TTTTTGTTTAGAAACACTTGTTAAAACACTGCTGTCTGGAGTGGTAGGAATGTTATAACCTGCACCTTCAAGGATACCAGCCAGTGTAGCACTAACTTCTGGGTTATCGCCGGGATCAACCATGGTAAGTTCAATAGTATTCCATGTGACTTTACCGGGGTAGTAATAAGAATGGTTAAGATACGTATGAGTAGCTTCTTCCATAGTGAAAGTTGGCTTTTGGACCGACTTAGCATACCAGACTAGACCACCACCGTTGTCTGTTTGTATACCTTGAATTTGAACGAAGAACCTAAAATTTCTTTTAGGATCTTTTAAGATTTCGTCTTGATTTGAAAAATCTGTTGACCAGAATGGCATTATTTGGTTTCTCCCTTTAAGTTAACTAGTGCAATTTGTTTTTTAGTCATCAAAAGATGCGCCTGTGTTGGCAACAACAAAGTCAATTGCGATGAATTCAATTGCTCGTGCAGGCTTAATCATGATCTTGGCATACAGAATGTTCTGATCGACAAGATCGGGTGTCGTTGTGGTCTCGTCCAAAATCAATCGATAATCAGAGATACCGTAACGTGTCTTAACGTTAGCTAAGAACGGCTCAACTAATCCTTTGAATCGCGACCAAGTAGCTTGGACGTTTTGTTCAAAAAGAATTTGTGTTGAGAGGATAGAAATTTGTTTCTTGAGGTAGATGACCAATCTACGAACATTGATTCTATCTAATGCTGATGGTCTTTCTTGGAGGGTTTTCTGACCCAAGACAACAATACCTGTTGATGGGAAAGAAGCAATTGGGTTTATACGTGCGTCATAAAGTGTGTCTCTTTCTTTGGCTGAGAGTCTTTGTGATACACCAAGGACTGGGATACCGGCCGCACCATCTGACAATCCACCGCGATTGAATCCGGCAGGAGCAAACCAAAGTTCCGACTGCTTAGCGGACGATGCTAAAACACCCATCATTGCCACTGAAGGCGGAGCCCAAAGAGCTTGACCAGTGTTAGCGTCTCTAGTTTGAATCCAAGGATAGAAGGTTGCAGCATAAGAAGAATCAAATCTTCTGTTTCTAAGTGAGTTTGCTGTTGAAGTAACATTCTTGTTTGCGCGTGCATTCTTCGCAAGGTATCCCTCGTGAGTTGGAGTATACACGTTTGGAAGATCGATAAGAGCAAATGCATCTCTACGTTCTTCGCAGATATCAACCATGTAATTTGTTAAGCTTTCGTTAGTTAAGCCCGGAACAGCAAGCAAATCATAATCTAATAATTCTGGATCTGAAATTGTCTCAAGAGCCTGACGATAAGTGTGGAATATGTACGAGCTTTGCGCGGTAGCACCAGCACCGATTAAGTGGTTTGCAAGTGGATCTGGCTTAGTAATATCAAGCCCATCGAAGCCACCAAAGAATGGAGCAGTGAAACTATCGTAACCAAGGTCAAGCAATGATGTGTAATCATTTCCTGCTTGTGCCGTCCAGCTTGTTACACCGGTACGGGAACCTGATGTGTAAGTAAAATCAGTTGAACCGGATACAATATCATCTAATGTGAAGATGTAAGAGTATGGTCTCAAGGCAGTGGATGCTTGAGCCAATGTGGAAGCATCTGTGTTAGCTGCGTCGGCAGTTAACATGTTAAGAACATCTCCAAGACCGGATGCAGGTCGGTTTGAGCCGGCTGCTCTTGAAGTGCGAATACCGAAATTGGTGTCTGTTCTTAATGATGCTCCAGCATCTGTATCTTTGCTAACAAGAGCAATTTGTGGATATATTGGAGTGAATAGAACTCTACCGGGACCGGGGGTATCAGTGCGAGTTGCTTGTTGGAAACCACCTGAGAAGTGTGTAATTGGTGCCCCATAATTACTTGCACCCTTACCAATGGCAATCATACCAACGTTGGCATCGGTGGTGCCAATGTTGCGATCGGTTCCAGTAGTTACATTATCTGTTCCAAAATCGTCTGGACCATACATTGGAGGACCAAAGAAACCAAATGGAATCAGTGCAGGGTTAGAAATTGAGTCATTAACCTCGCAGTAAACGTATTTCGACTGATTTGGATAATCACCATACTCACGAAGTCTGCGGTTTTGCTCATCCCACTCAATATATCTGTCTCCGATCATTTTACCAATGTAATTTGGAGATGCGGGGTTCAAGTTAAGGTTATCGAATCTTTCAATAACTTGAGGTGCCTGATCGGTATCGTTCAGTGCGCGCAAGACAACAGAGAAAGTACCGTACTCGTCAGTGAGCGAAGTAGATTGTCTAATTCTTTCAATTGTGACCTTAACATTCTTGTGTAACCACTCACCATGTCCGCGTCCTTTAAGACGGAATAACTTAGTGGCGCTGTTAATATCAAAGGAGCCAGCATCACCAACATCTTGTGCGATAAACCAACCAGCACAAGCTTCTGAAGAAGCAACTCTCTTAAGGGACGGTCCTTTAGTGGGTGCTGTGGCAGAACCAGAACCGAGAGGCAGCATAATACCAACCAGTCTTGTTGAAACACTAGTTAATTGATCTGTAAGGAACTGTTCATATGATTCACCTAACCAATATACTTCTTCTCCACTACCATCGGTAGAATAATACTGTGATGTATTCGACGAAATCAATGTTGGGTCAGTGTTAACTTGCTTACGGATGAATTTGTTGCTGCTATCGTTAAAGTTAAACTCTAATACTTTGCGACCCGCATAACTAATGGTGCCACCGGGCGATGGACGGGAGGCTTTAGTGCTATCAATTGCGATAGAGAAATTACCATTTGCATCAGAGTTAATGAATGTGTTAATTGCTCCAGTAAAACTATTTTCAAATGCTGTTGCTGGACCTGTTAAACCGCCAGTAAATGCGCCGTCGGAGGCGGCGGAGCCGCCATTAATTTTAACATCCACCAAGTTAGAAGTTATCGCCGTGTTACCTGCGGAGCCACCAGTGGCTTGAGTTAATGTAATTCTAAAATTTCCACTACTGGGTTCAGAAACCGCAGATACAGTGACTTTACCAGCGAGTGTGCTAGCTTCAATTGCAGTTTTTAAATTATCTGCACCATGTTGGGAACCACCACGGGAAAATTGTGTGGCAGATGTCGTTCCAGAGGTACATTCAAATGTTGCGCTTGTTCCGTCGGTTGCAATTATGGTAATTGTGTTAGTGGCAGTAGGCGCATTTTCAAAATCAATTTGCGCCGTGGCGGCTGTGGTAGCTCCGGGGTTTTGACCAAAAGTAGAACCAGAGAGCAGAACAGCACCAGAATCAGCGTAGAAAATAGCACCCAATGCAAAAGAGCCCGTGTTGGAAGCTTGATGATCTGCATCACCGCCGCTGGGTTGTGTCAAGCCGGTCTCGGATGCAAGAGAAGCAGAGGTAGCAACGAAAAGCCCATATGCACCACCACCATCACCAGTTACTGCTGGTCCGGTTGTAGTTTGCCAACCAGCTTTACCGCCGGCAGTAGCGTTAATTGACTGTTGTCCCAAAAGACGAACATAAGTAAGGGGAGTATCATTAGCTTCTAAGTGAGCTTTGGCAGCATAAGTACCATACATTGGCGAACGGCTAACGCCTGTTCTATAAACATCGGATTCAGCACTACCGGGAACGGTATCTCCGAATTGGTTAACAAAGTCGCGATACGATTCGACTCTGGTGGGGGTCATTGCAAGACCTTGCTGACTGCGACCAATAACTACTGGTCCGATCTGTTCTAAGACTCTTGGGCGAAAACTGTTATCAATCTCGTTGATAAAGACACCGGGCGATACAAACTTAAAGTTTTTTACTGACATTTAGCAAATTCCTCTCTTTTGTTATAATATTAAATTATAAGCTAATCAACAGTAAATAGTTATTGCATTTTCAAAAGTCTTTCGATGGAAGAAGAAATTGATTGGTTTCAGGAACTAATTCCCAAAAAAGTCAGGATCACCCGGAAGTGGTACACTTTCTCTAGGAAATGTTACCTCGACCACATTTTCATCGATGCGTACAATTTTGCGATCATCATTTGTGCCTTCACCGATTAAATATCCAAGAACTTTGATTTTAACATCAGAGGTATAATTGCGGGCATCTTCAGCTAAGTTATTGACATTGTTGGAACTTGCAAACGATGAATCAATAAAAGCTTCATAAACATGCCCATTTCGTCGCAGAGTGAAAGCGTTAATTTGACCAGTTCTGGTAATGAACGGCGATATAAGCTCGTTCATTTGTTGTTGATATTCGGACGTAATTTTAATTGCGTATTCAGCTTCAATGTAAACTGGAATTGGGATCGATAATGTTTGGATAACGATTTTTTTGTTGATTCTTGGGAAATTTGGTTGTCTGCTGGTGCCGGTATTGGTTCTTGTTCCTGAAGCCACCGCAAAGTTTCTTGTCTTATCCTGAACTATGCGGCGAGCCAAAGTAAGTCGGCCGGCACGACCATTATGTCTATCTGAGTAGATGTGCGCTTGATATGAACCTTTTCTATTTGGATCTTTTGTGATTCCTGTACGTTCAATACTAATCAAAGGTAGTGTGAGGGTGCCGCTATCATCTCTTAATTCTTTCTCATTTTTGATTTGGAACGCTCTCTCTGGTGTTTGCCAAAGCACCGGTACCTGCTTGCGACCCTCATTAGTGTTGGAATAAAGATTCAAATCGTTTTTGAGCCATGAAGTGATTGCATAATCAATATCTTCAATCGTTGACTCAAGCATGCCAATCTCACGTAACGATATCGAGCCACTGTTTGGTAACTCTGGCAGCATTGCAAAATCGAAGTTATCAGGTAGCATCAAAAAGTCCCTTTCTTGCGCGCTTAGCAGTCGCAATAATCTCGAAGGTCTGGTCTACCTGACCAAACAACTTGCGAGGGCTGGAGAGCTTTGTAAGCTCATAGTATTTATCACCGTATAAAATAAAGTCGCCTTCTCTCACAAACAGATTTTGATCTTCGTTGAGTCTTCTCTTGTGAAACTTGACTGTAATCGCAGAATCTTTATCAATACCGAAACCTTCCATATATGACGTAGATTCTTGGTCAAACTCTATCATAACATAAACTCTGACTGGAGACAAGAAAGTTTTTTCTACAGCCTCGCCATATAAGTCATGGAAGTCTGTTCTCTCTAGATCGATGGAATAATACAGAATAGCCTGACCAATGACGTTTTCAATAAGTTCATCATTGACTTGCTTTACAAGATCTCTTTCTTTCTTGCCTAAGAACAGCGGGGGTGGCGGCTGTTCAGGTCTGTCCCATTCATCTGCCATTTAATTATCCTACAAATATTCCAAGCGGTGAGAATGCAAATGTTTTTGCAGTTGCATCAGCTTTCTCATTAGAAGTCTTAAGAAGTTCTTGGTATTCAACTTCTTTGAGCATTTCAGTTAACTTATCTTTCAGCGCTTGTTGCTCATCTTTTGCTTGAGACAATAACTCTGAATGATTTAGCGTAACATTATCACCGGGAATTGGTATTGTTGTAAACTTACCGCGAATCTGACCCAGCATCTCTTTACAAAGCGCTAATGCATACTTACGAATCCATTGCTTGCCCATTGAGTTAATATTAATAAATGGTATGTTCTCGTATGGAAGTGTGTTCATGTTATTGACGCCCAGCGTTCCATCGTCATAACCGGCCGTATCATCAGTGGAATCTTGCTTAACATAGAAGTTAAACCACAGTCTGTCCAAACCCCCACCAAATGATTGAGGCGTTGGGAACAATCTAAGTCTATTGTTCTTAATCTCATAAGAGAAGTGCGAAGTGCGTGTAAAGATAGAGTCTTCATACATAATAGCTTGCATTTTGTTTTGCCACGTTGGAACAAGCTCGAATGTTGAATCATCGGCAAACTGACCGTAAGTCGAGTAATTACCGACAACATTGATTCCGCCATAGTAGCCATAGAATCTCCACATTGCTCTAGGAGTCTTATAGTATACTTTAGTTATAAAGATTCTCTTTCCATCAATAGAACCATTAAATTCAGAACTACCAGAAGTGCTGGCATCATTAATTATATATTGAAGATCATAATCTTGTTGGCCAGCGTTAGGTCTAAATGATCCTGAATAGATTCTATGCGTACCACCAACACCTGCTTGTGTTGATAATCCATCTCCAACTCTTTGTGCATAAGTTGCTTGAAATCTGGGAACTCTCAAGTTTGAGCCTGTTGGTCTTACTGTCCCAATAAGTTCGCCTTTGTGGTTAAATGTACCGGTAACATTGCCTATAGAATCACCAAGAGCGTTTTTGGTCTGGTGTAAGTTGATAATGTAGGAATATTCTAAAACAGCCTCTTCATATGCAGCATACACGTTTGATGGTGTAAGTTCAATATCTACTACATCGCCACCAAGCTTTTTATATACGTATGCAACCTGTGCTGCAGCGCCTGATACGAAGTCCACAGAGCCCGTGTACATGCCAAAAGGTACTGCGGCTGCAACATCATCGGTAGAGCCTGTAGATGTCAATATAACCGCGTTTACGGTTGATTTAGGTTGAATGTTGGTTGGCATTAATAGTCCCTCTATTATTTAAATAGTAGAGCCCTAAACAAAACCCCCTGTGAAAACAGGGGGCTTTTTGGTAAGGAGCTAAAAATTAACTTTTAGAGGTTGTTTTTTTAGTGCTAGACTTTCGACTAGCGGTTTTTTTAGTTTTAGTTGTTTTTGTTTTAGCTTTGGTTTTAGCAAGTTTCACAGGTACAGGGACGGGGGCAGGCTCAACTGCCTCTGCTACTGGTTCTGCTTGAACTTCTTCAACAACAGGGGCTTCCTCTACTACAGGAGCAGCTTCAACCACTGGTGCTGGTTCAGGAGCGACCTCTGGTGATCCCAGAAGCCGTGCCCTTCTTGCTAATACTCTAGCTCTTTTTGCTTTACGACCCATTAATTACCTCAAGAAGCAGCGAATGCGGTTGTAACTGTGCCCTTGTGAGCAATATTTGCTTGCACATGCCAGTTGGTACCATCGCAATAAATTTCAACGGTTGAACCGGCAAAAACACCGTTACTGCTAGAGGCTGAAGATGTCACCTTAAATACCAAGTGGCTCGCAACTGTAGAGTGGACTAAGACAGTATCTGTGCCACCACCAGTCTTTTCAACTGTTGCCAAACCTTCCATCTTACCATTTGGCGAAACAATCCTGAGAAGTGTAGCGTGGTTTTCAATTGTAGCGCTAACAATAAACTTGAAATAAGCACCTTCTTTAAGTGCTGGTAAAGTCACAGCAGTATTGGCAGTGCCTAATAAATAAACCTCACCCGACTCCGCGCTTTCGATTGTTTTATCAGCGGTAATAGTTTCGATTCTCATGAGCGATGCATTTCTTGACGCTCTTCCTACTTTAGCCATATTATTTATCTCCTTAAATATGATTAATTAAATTCGATGTATACCATCGTTAATTCAATAGTAAATAGTCTTATCTTCCAGTAAAGTCATCTTGTGGTACAAAAAACCAAAATCTGAAAAAATTACTGGAGAAATTTTTAAGCACATGTACATTTTTAGTATTTTTGTCTCAAAAAGAAAACCCCCAACCACAAGGGAAGGGGGCATCTTTTCAATGACCGTTTAGGTTAAATCAGGAACCCGATTCACCCAAGAGGCCGCGACAGATAACAAGACCGTACATATCTGGACGAACCATCTTCTTGGCGTAACGAGTCATGACACCCTTACGCGGCACGAAGTCTTCTGGTCCGAAGATCGTAGGAGTTGTTTGCAGTGGCACGTATGGAGCGTACACGTAACCGCTTTCAAGGAAAGAGTTACCGCGACGGCCAATAAGGAGCACGTTGCGAAGGAAGTATGGGTCAACAATGACATCAAACTTCTTGCTAAGCGAACCAACTTGAACTGCACCGATAGAGCCGCTTTCTTGGTCGTGAGTGACAGAAGCACGGAATCCAGCAGTGAACTCAAGGATGTTAGCAACTTCAGGCGAACAAACGACGAAGTTAGCACCACCACGGAGAGTCTTACGGTGAATTTGAGCGGAAACATCGTTAATGGTTTCAACAAGTGTTTCGTACCACTCACTAACGGTACCGGTGAAGTCAGGGGCAGCCGAAGTTGCACCAAGCTCTGCACCAGTCTCGCGATTCACGAAGAGACCGGGGGAACGCGACCAGTAGTAGGTTGCAGCAGTAGCACCATTCACAAGGTCAGCAAGGATTTCACGATCGATTTCGAGAGCAACTTGCTCCGAAAGGATGCTGGTTAACTCAACTTCTGCATCAAGGTTGTGGTAAGCGTTAAGGTCTTGACCTAACTCTGGGGACCACTTAGCCTTGAGCTTCTTAGTTTGAGCAGTAACAGCGATCGAGTCAACCTTGATGTCGATCTCAGGAATAGCACCAACTGCTTCCAGTGGGAAGAGATCACCAACAACAGCACCGGGAGCACCCGAAACAGCATCGATTTGATCCTTAACTGGATAAGTGACATCTGCACCAGCAAGTGCGACATCAAGGTTTTCAGGACCGGACGCTGCACAATCACCACCAGTAGCAGAGAAGACAAATCGGATAGCTTCTCCAGTGGTCATGGCGTCTGCTGCAGCAACTTTGCGAGTCAAGCGACGAATTTGAGTAATAGTGGGAGTACCAGTAACACCACCAACATCGGCAGCAGCTAAGTTAGCAATCTGGAATGCTGAAAGGTTATCAAAGTCTGGATCGCCATCATCGCTCTTAAGATCAGTCTTGGTTACATCAATAACAATCACACCCAGTGAGCTATCAGTTAATGCGAGCAAGTCAGCATCGTATTGAACGCGCTTAGCATCAGTCTCAGAAACGCTGCCATTCAGAAGAAAGACGCGCGTCTTTGTATTTGCAGAAGCGGGTATATCGGAAGCGGTACCGCCGGAGCTGTTAGAACCACTTGGAGATGCATAAGCATAACCAGTTCCACCATCACGAATTGGACCCGAACCAGCAGCACCCAAAGTAGCAGCATCAACAAGGTTAACACCACCAGTCACTTGGCTACCAACTCGATCGGTACCGTAAATCGAATCATCCGAATCATTACCCATACGAGGGAAAGTACCACCAGCAGCCTTGTCTCCAGAGTTAGGCGAGAACCTAAAATCAAGGAAGAAAATGAGACCGGATGGTAAGCTCATTGGTTGGACAGAAACAAGATCGTTTGCGATCAAGCCTGCAAAAACGCGACGAACGATGGGGAATGCAACGGCTGCGAAGCCCTCAACATCACCAGCGGCAAGAGTACTTGCTTCGCGGAGGAGTTCCTTTGCTTGGTTTTCAAGCAAGCGTGCCATCGAGTTTCTTTGTTGTTCTCCATTGAGACCTTCAAGAAGCCCTGTCTTCTCCCATTTGTTGAGAAGAGCGGAACCTTCAGCACGCATATCACGATTGACAACACCTTCTGTCAATCTTTCGATAATACTAGACATAATTAAATCACCTCCTTTTTTTTATAATTTATTGTTTATTTAATTCCAGCTAGTCTTTTCATCCGATCTTGGAAGGGATCGGACGACGTGGACTCTTCACGAGTCGCACGGATAACAGTAGAACGACGACTAATTGCTTCGCTCAGTGATTGTGGGCTGCTCTTAGGCTTAGCCTCCACTGTGCTTTGAAGCGTATCATAGATTGTCTTCGCCTCTGTTACAGAACCAGCATCAGAAATTGCTTCGACAATTTTATCTTTTTGTCGCTCATTCAGCGAGGTATTTCTTAATACACGGTTCGTGTAAAGCAGTCTAGCATTAGAAAGGTTCGTGTCTTGAAGACCTTCTTTCAATTCGCTAATTGCTGCTTCGTATTTTGAAAGCTTTTCTGTAAGTTGGTTATTCTCAAATACCAACTCTTCTTGGGCTTTCTTTAAATCTTTCATTTCTTCTTCTACATCTGTAGAACGGCGATGAGCCATTTCTTTTTCCATCTGATAAACTTTGTCTTCTTCGCGGCGACCTGCCCATCCGGCAAGGTCAGCACCCATATCAACGGTAAGTTTTTCCATAATCTTGTTGAAGAGTTTGTCTTTATCTATATCTTCAGACATTGCACCCATGATTCCGTCTAAAGCAGAATCGTCAGGGGCTTCAGCAGCCGTGTCTTCGGACATTCTTCCGGCTTGTTTTTGCGCCTTCGCTAGTTGCTGCTTAACAGTAAACATCATCTTCATCATAGAATTAGCTTTAGCTGGATCACTTCCGGCCAATGCTTTCATTTCTTGCTCCATCTTTGCAAGTTTATTTTTATAAAAGTTTACTAATTTCTGAGGATCCAAGCCGGGTTCCCCGACTGCGGCGCCATCGGTTGACATGCCTTTTGCTTTCATTGCGGCGGCGATGGCTGGCGAAAGTGCTTCATCAACCTCGTCTTCGTCGTCATCTTCAGACAAAACGTCAGCAAGCTCTTCTTCAGTTAATTCAATTTCTTCGTCTTCTTCAATAGAATCTGCAAGTTCTTGCAAGCTTTCTTGTAAGGCACTTAAGTCAATTGTTAATTCAGTAGAAGAACCCTCACCAGAGAAATCATCTAAGTTTTCCCCTTCCATGTCGGATAAGTCATCAGTTGCTGCAAGGGGGATTTCTTCGTCAGTGATGCCATTGGCTTCATCTTCACCAGTAACAGGGGCTTGCTCTTCTGCGGCCGCGGCTAAAGGATCTGCTCCCAATCCTGCGTCAGCACCTAAGTCGGCACCTGCTTCGGGAGTGGCTTCATCGCCACCAAGACCAAGACCTAAGTCATCTTCTTGCTCTAAAAGTTTTTCTAAAGTCTCTTTAACTTCACTAGAATACTTTTCAATAACGATCGTTTCAGCGTTTTTAAGTGCTGATTCACGCAACGCCTTAGCATCGACGATGGCTTCTTTTAATAAACTTGACATTAATAGTGCTCCTAATATGAGAAATGTTCAAAATAAATAGTGCTTTTATGTGTGAAACACCATTTTTACATTATACTAGAGTCTAAAATTTATTTAAGGAATAAGCTGGTCGAACTCCCAGACACATGTTACGATGCAATCACCGGGTGAGCCCTGTGGCCAATTTAAGTTTTTTAAGCCAATAAGGTCTCCGGCATTATAGTGTAGAGAACCTGAAGCAGTAAATGTAGTTGTTGCATTATCAGTAGCTGGAAAAGTTGCTGTCAGTGTCTCAACAACAACAGCGGAGCCTCCACCAATTGTTTGAACTCCTGTTCCTGCTTTACGTAATTCAATACTAAAACTACCATTCTGTTGATTTTGAACTCTGTAAAGTAATTTTACTAATCTTCCATCGTGAGGAGCAACCATATTATGTACTTCATTAGCAGTTCCAGTTTCGTTAACAGTGACGAATGGAATAAAAGTGTTATTACCCGCACCACCAAAGTGATGGTGTGTGTAGTATAATTGTTTTCCTCTAATTTCTCCAAGAGTTGTTAAAGAGCCAGTTACGAATGTGCTACCTGAGAGTGATGTTGAACCAGTAACTGAAAGTGCGTGTGTTGGAGCAGAGGTATTGACACCAACTCTATTGGCGTTACCATCAACATAAAGCATATGTGTGTTGGTATTACTTTCAACTCTAAAATCAATAAGTGAATCAGAACTTTCATTAACAACAACTTCTGGTACAGCGCCATTAATTCTTAAGCCTTCTTTCATAGAACCAGCATCATTAGTTTTGAAAACGATATGCTTATTAGTGGTGTTGTTTTGGATCACAAAGTTATCAGAACTGTTAACTCCTAATAGAGCTAAACCGGTACCAGCACTGTTACTAAAGAACATGCTTGGTATGTGGTTTCTAACTTGCACATTGCCTGATAAGAATAAAAACTTTGACGTGCTATCAAATGTTAAATCAGCTTCAGCATTCACTGTACTGGAATCAACTGAGGTAAGAATTCTATTGTTAGAAGCATTTGTATATGAAGAGATAGCTGCAGCACCGACAGCAACACCATCTGCAAAAAATGCAGATGCTGATATGGCTGCTGAACTTGAAATGGGAACTGATGAAGTAATCGCTGAACCAGATACGATAAATCTTTGTATACCATTGGTTTTGAGTGCTACTAAATCTGTTTCAAAATCTATTTGAGTATCTTCGGCGTCACCCTCGAATTTTACATCACCGTGGGTTTGTGGTCCTTTTGAACTATTATATGCCATTTATATTTATCTCCGTTTATTAGCCTATCTTGTTAATTACGTGCCAAGTGTTGCCATCAGATTGAAGCATCCTTGTGGAGTAATTAGATTTTAAAATTACAGAATCACTTAAATCAATTTTAGATTCTTCGCATGTAATTTCGACAGGCTGTGAATTTAACTTATATCTATCAGAATTTACTTTTTTAATAATCAAAACTCTCCCTCTACTATTACAAGGTGGAGGTAGCATTACAGTAATTTTATTTTTATGTGTATCACAAATTAATGTGTAGTCAGATTCAGATACAGTGTGTGCGGGTTCAGTAATGTTTCTAATGCTATTATAAACAGAACCCTCGCAAACTAATTTGTTGCTAGCTATGACGTTTTGTCCGTTAATTTTACCTTCAACTTTTAAAGTATTTTCTGCTGAATCATACTTGAGATTTGAACAAGAATCAAATTCTGAGGAGCCTTTAAACTGAATATCGCCAATAGTTCCAGCAGCATGTGGAACTTTAAGTTTTAAGTATCCATCGTAAATGTTTTTGAGGGTAGTGCTTTTAACTGAACCAGCAGATACGTCAGTTAATAAAAGTAAATCATCATCACTAGCGTTTTGTCCTCTGTCATTAATTTTGCCAACTTGACTTATATCGATTGTAAGCTTGTTTGATTTTAGTGCAAGACCGCAGCTTTTTTCAAGCTGCAAACTAACACCGTCTTCATCGACTGAAATACCTGCTGCTGCTTTAACTTGTAAATCTCCTCTTACATTATGCAAGCCGTTTGAAAGCTGTAAATCATAAGCACCGATAAGACCATCAAATTTATCTGTGGGAATATCAAACATCTTTGCGGCCGAGCCGGCAACTACATTTGCGTTAACGGTTTTGACATTTAATTTACCTTCAACATAAGTCAGGTCGTAACTTGTTTTAGCATCACCATCGGCATCATAAATTAAAATACCATTTTTTGTTTTTCCTGCAACACTACGCACACCAACATCTTTTAAGGTAGCGCAGGGACTCTGTGCATCAGTATCCCAAAACACACTTGCGCTAACAGTATTTTTGAACACCTTTACTCCGCCAATCTCCTGATCAGCGTGTTGATCAACAGAGCCATCGACTGTGCCCTTAAGAATATTATATGCCATTTAAAATCCTCTCATCCATAAATAGATTGATTAAGTGTTTTGTCTTGTATAATGTATGCACCAAAATTACTGAAGTGTTCTGGAAAATAAATCATTTCATATTTTTCAACTATTTCCTTAACTATAATTTTCATTCTATGTGAGTTGCCAGTTATAATTTTCAGAGGTGTTTCATTTTTCAATATAAACTCTTCAACTAAACTTGAAGCTTCGCGGTGTGTTATTCCATGCAAATCTAATACATTCATATACTTAAGTAGTATAAAAAAAAGGATGCCTCCCGTAAAGGAGACATCCAAGTATCCAACTGACGTTGGAAATTTGATTACACGATACCCCAGCTACCTGTAACAAGGTAAACCAAGCTAACTGCAGCGTGTGGCGATTCAAGGAGAATCGCTGTTTCGCCATCGATAGTTTGAGAGTTGTGTGCAGTAGAGACTGTAACATCACCAGTTTGACCGCGCTTGATAACAACAAGGTCACCAGTACTTGGGTTGTTCGGAAGTGTGAAACTACCACCAGCAGAGCCAGTAGTGAAGTTGTAACCTTCAGAAAGTGCAGTACCAGAAGACATTTGTGTACTTGTACCAGCTTGTGTCGAAAGAACACCGTTGGAGGCCGCGAGACCAGCACCAGCCATTGCTGCAACAAGATCAGCAATACTTTCTTTCTTAGTGGCGTTAGAATCATTAGCATCAATGATAGCAATGCTATCGGCAGCAACAGCGACATCAGCAGCAGAAAGATCATTAAGATCAACTTTAATGTCGTTAGCCTGCACTCCGATACCACCGTTAGTAGCGTTAGCAACACTAATCACGGCTGCGGATGCACCAAGACCAGCACCTGCGAAGAGAGCTGCAAGGTCATCAACAGTTTCCTTGTGAGTACCATCGTCGGTAACATCTTGGAAAGCCAAGAAGTCGCCAGAAGCAATGACTTCTGCAGTCAACTCGCTAAGATCAACGTCGAGGTTACCAGAACCATCTTGTGCGAGACCATAGCCAGCAACTGCTGGAGCAAGTTTTGCACCGGTAACACCGTCATCTTTAAGACGCAGCGAAGCGAGACCAGCAGCCTCAATTGTGCTTTCATCTGCAACAACGTGAATTTTAGAAATTGAATCTGCACCACCAACAAAGTCTAATGCATCACCGGTAATAGAACCAGTAATCGAAACCTTGTCAGAAGCAATATGAACAGCACCAGAAACCGCAACCGAGAGAGTTGAGTTGGAACGGCTAAGACCCGAACCATCTAACAACGCTGCAAGGTCAGCAGTAGAGCCTTTCGATGCAGCACCAGTAGCGCCACCATCAAGGAAGATTAAGTGGTCACCGTTAGCAATAGTAGCTGCGGCAGCTTCGGTAAGGTCAACATCAACTTGATCGGCTTGAACATCAATAAGAGAACCAGCGCCAACTTGAAGGTTACCAGAACCATCTTGAGTTAAACCGCCCGCAGCGACTGCTGGAGCAAGTTTAGCACCTGTGACACCATCATCTTTAAGACGAATTGAAGAACGACCAGCAGCTTCAATTGTGCTTTCATCAGCAACAACATGAATTGCGGAAATCGAGTCAGCTCCGCCAGCAAAGTCTAACGCATCACCGGTAATAGAGCCAGTAATCGAGACTTTATCAGAAGCGATGTGGACAGCACCAGAGACTGCGACAGAAAGAGTCGAGTTAGAGCGACTAAGACCAGAACCGTCTAACAATGCGGCAAGGTCAGCAGTTGAACCCTTAGATGCGGCGCCAGTAGCACCACCATCAAGGAAGATTAAGTGGTCGCCGTTAGCAATAGTAGCTGCGGCAGCCTCAGTGAGATCTACATCAACTTGGTCAGCTTGGACATCAATAAGTGAACCAGCACCAACTGCGAGTGCGTTACCGCCAGCACCAGTAAGACCAGCACCAGCTACAGAAGTAGCAAGCTTAGCTTCGGTAATACCAGCATCTTTAACGCGCAAGGCGTCAGAATCGGTTTCAATTGTAGAATCATCAACTTGTACAGCAAGTTGATTAGAAGAAGCGGCGAGACCATCACCAGCGATGTCAGCAGCGAATGCGCCAACAGTCTCTCTCTTCATTAATCCGTCAGTAGCGTCAAAATAGAAAAGTGAGTCAGCAGCGACATCGACTGCAGCTTGTGCGACACCAAGAAGTGAAACAGTACCACCTGCAGAAAAGTTACTCGAACCAGAAATAACACCATTGTCTTCGACTTTAGCTTGAGTATTACCAGCTATGTCTTTGACAACTATGTCACCTTCTTGATCCAAGTTACCGGACAGGATTGCCTGTCCAAATTGGAATTTATAAGCCATATTTAAAAACCCTCCATTAAAATGTTTTTATACATAAAAGCTTTGAGCAGATGCACCAATCCAGATTTGATCCAGATTACTAACCTGCTCACCTATAAATAGTGCGTACTGGGCGGTATAATTTTATGTAATGAAGAATTTATTAGTCCCATTACAATAAAGCTGTATAGATGCAAAAGGTGATTCCAAAATTACTGAATTTTGACCATCGATAGTTTGTGAGCCAGAGGCAGCGATTGTTACATTATTGTTATTGGCCGTCCCAGCTTCATCCTTTACAACATAAGTCTGCCCACTTAATAAATTGGCTGCATCGGGTAATCGTATTGATAGCACACCATTAGTGGTGTCAGTGCCAATATAGTAATCTGTGGTTGAGGCTGTGATTGTAGTGCTTATACTTCTTCTGTTAAATTTAAGTCCACCACCAATTTGCAATACATTATTTTGAAATTTAAGGTTTGCTGAGCCAGTAATATCACCATCTACTCCATCGTGAAACTGAAGAGAAAACGCGGGTCCAGCAGCGTTAATATTATCAAAATTAATATTAGTTAGATTACTACCGTCGCCATAAAATGCAGAAGCAGAAATATTGATACTAGCACTTAAATTACCAATAACATCTAAAGTAGTGCCATCAAACTTTAAATTACTTTCACATGTTAGCGTGTTTGCATCACCGCCAACATTAGTTATAATAGAGTTATTTGTGGCGTTTGATACACGCGGAACGTTGATAACTTCTGCTGCATCGGACGTGCTCAGATTACCGGACATTATAGAGCCGGTCGGGAACGTTAAATGTGTTGTTAATAGATCTGGTAGAAAGACTGTGCCAGATAAATTGTTATACGCCATTTGTTAGTCTCCCTTAATAATTAGAAGACAAACCAGTTGGCTCCATTAGAATATAAACTAATCGCAGGATTTGATCCTGTAAGAACATAATTTGTTGCGCCATCAATTGTATACGTACCAGCGGACGAGGCGCTTAATCTGATGTCTGTTCCATTAAGGTGCCCAACTTCATCTTTAACTAATAAGATTGCTCCAGTGCCATATGTTGATGGAGCAGGAATTTCTATCTTAACGCTACCAGTGGCGCGGACACCAATAATATAACTGGGTGTGCTAGCTGTATGAATCGCTGTCAGACTACTTGTTGGTAAAACAGTTTCATACATTACATTTAAGCCGCGTACATGAGTTTTTTGACTTATTGCACTTGAGCTTAAAACATTGACGCCCGCAGCATTTTTGACAATTAGACTACCGATTCTTGAGTGTGTATCGTCGTTGGAGTTACCGAAAAATGTAGAACCGGTTGTATCGATGATTGTGATGTTTTCATATTGAAAAACGCTAGCGCTAACAGCACCAGTAACAACTAAGTTTCCTGACAACACAAGAGTGCTTGGAGTGTGTCCACCACCTTCGGATCCGGTATAATATAAAAGCTTTGATGAGCCACTAGGTGCGTTTGCGCCTGTAAGAAATAACACAGAGTTAACAGGACCGGGAATAGTTAACCCAGCGCTGCTACTACAATCAATATATGCCCACCCAAAACTTGACACTAGAAAACTCCTTAGAACGTGCTACACGCTGCTCGAATAGTAGATGGTATATCAGCAGCATCACCAGATTCGACATAAAATGCAACCCTATCAACTCCTGCAATTTCAAAAATGTATTCTCGAACTGCGCCGCCAGTTCCGGCTGCTGCAGTTGCTTTTGTAAAGGTAGCGTTACCTAAAGGCAACATAAGGGGCGCCCATTCACCAAAGGCATAATTAAAACCATAAATTGCAACACTCTTATTGCTTGAAGCATCTTTTACCAATACGTGAAGATATCTTTGGTTTTCAGTGGCATAGCCATTTTGACCAAGTGTTGTAGAGGTTAAATCAGCGGAGAGCGCGGATGCACCAGCAACAGTTGTAGCTGCTTGTTTTGCAGGAGGAACTTGTTCTTCTATGTGCTTTGGTCTTCTTGTGCGTCCCCAGCTTGTTGCTTTATAAACTGACATTGTTTCTTCCTCGTTTAATATTGTTATAGTAAATAGTCATAATAAATATTCTTTAAAATGTGGTAAAAGCAGCGCGAGTTGATTGATCAGGTGCATCCGATGCGGCTGAAAAGAAGCCCACGCGATCAACACCTGAAACATCAATGATGTGAAGTTGTCCTTGACCGCCAGTTGTTCCAGTGCCACAAATAACTTGTGTCATGGTTGCATTCCCTAATGATATAAAAAGAGGTGCCCATTCGCCAAATGCATAATTATATCCGTAAACTTGTACTGTTTTATTAACTCCTGCACTGTGTTTTACAAACAAGTGCAAAAATCTTTGGTTTTCAGTGGCATAACCATTTCGACCTTCTGTGGCAGAGTCTAAATCATTTGCAAAGTGAATGGTATTTCCAACTATTTCAACACTTGTACCAGTTGTTTTTCCTTGAAAATCTGGTACAGCATTCCCGTCAGTTAACTGTTTAGGTCTACGTGTCCTACCCCAACTTGTAGCTTTATAAACAGACATGAATTAATCCTTTTATTGCATTACAAATATAAATAGTCATCTATTTTTTCTCGTGCGTTTTTCTAACGCTCTTTGTTTTTTGAGTTCATCTCTCTTGCGTCTGCGATCAGCTTTCTTTTTATCTAATCGTTTTTGGTCGGATGGCTTTGTGTAATAACGACCCTCTCTAACTTTTTCAACAATCTTTGATTTCTTGGTCTTTTTAATAAACCTTCTGATCATTACTTCTTGATTACCTCTGCACTCTCTAAGAGTTACAGATACATTTGCTGGTTTCTTTTTTCTCATTATATCCTACTTCATTGAATTCCAAATTTTACTTGAGTGCTCCATAATCGAGCTTATATCCACTCCAGCGTCGTTTGGATCTCCAAGGTCTACTGACCCTGCTGGTGAGTCTGCGGGAGCAGGACTGGTGCCCTCAAACAGATTAACACCATTGTACGCATCTTTTCCTAAAGCATCCATTAACTTCTTTCGTTCTGAATTATAGTTTTTGCTTTTGGGTGGTGGTGCAGTTTGTTTAACTATCTTTTCTTCTTTGATAACTGGAGCAGTCTGTAAGCCTTTGGCTACCTCTGACACCACATTTGACAAAAGTCCTTCTTCCAAAAGGACTTCATGTATGCACTCTTTTACAAGAGGCTTAATCATTTCTTTTAAATCACTCTTCTTCACTTAAAACCTCATTTAAAAGCCGATTGATTTTATCAGCCTTTGTGAAAACATCATTGTTAAATTCTTTAGCTTCTCGCATCATAAATGCGCCCGGAGTGGAAGGCTCGGAAACCATATCGAAACAAATCAATTGAAAATCGTCTTCAACTATTGTGCGGCCGCCCGCTTCTTTTACAGAGCCCATACCTCTAGAGGACACTCCAACAGTAGCCCCACCATTAACCAACTCTTTAAGAATTTTGCCAGAAGGCGTTTCCAATACCTTAATCTTACCCATAACTTTGTTTTCTTCCATCCACACAGATGTAACCATGTGAGAGCAATTTTTTAAGTTAATTACAGAATCGTCAGGGTGATCAAGCTCGCCAAGGGCTCTGCGTTCTTTTACAAGCTTTTTATAATTTTCAACTTCGCGAACTAAAGTTTTGTGTGGATAAACTCTGCCATTGCCATTCTGAGTTTCAGACATTTGCATAATACCAGAAAGTATCATCCCACCTTCAGACACAAATCTTTTTTCTTCTTCAGTGAGAAGATCTTGGCAGACACCGCCTTCGCATAATGCGTAATATTCTCTAAGTAATTTCTTTGACATTGTTTTACTCCGCGGCCGCAGGGGCTGGTGTGCCAGTTGCTGTTGCAGTAGCTGTAGTTTGTTGTTGATCTTGCGCCATTAACTGCTTGTCTGTTTGGCTTGCCATGCTAGTATTTGCAGAACGTAAAGCTTGCAAAGCTTTCTTAATTGGTTTTAACATGGGGTCTTGTGGATCAATTTCTAATTTTAAAATATCTTTTTCAATACCTTGAAGCACACTCGTAACTTTTTTAGCATACGATTGTAAGATGGAAGTGGCTTGCTTAGCTTTTCTAACTCTCATTAATTCAGCGCCGGCACCTTTAGCACCAAGTTTTGATAATGCAGCACCGGCTAAACCGGAACCGATTCCTTTTGTTTGAGCTTTAAGACGATCTAAAATATTCTCATCAATGGTACCATCTTCAACCATAGACTGAATTTCTTCA